ATCAGGGGGAATAGAAGGATGGATGAATCACCTATGGGGTATGCAGTCAGCTTTGATCATGAGATTGTTCGTTGAAGATAAATGCATAGACACGATTGATATATTAACATACTCTGATGATATACAATTAATATTCAAGACAAATAAAGATGATATAAGTCCTGATTATATTTTCCTTGGTGCTCAACTTGCATATCAGGAGATGGGTCAGCTCACTAAGTTAAAACAAACACAATGATCGGGAACAAGGTTAACTATGCTCAAAAATCATTATTGGAATGGAATGTTGTTACCAACTACATTCAAGAGGTTATTATCCATGAGTATATTTTCTTCAATGAATTATTATACTGACACAATAGAGTATGAATCAATTAATGCGACTATTACTTCAGCGTTGGACAATGCAAATAATATATATACTATTTTATACATTAAACATATCTATACCTTGATATTAGGTTATAAGCGATTCACAGAAAAACTATTGCAATTCAATAATGAAGATATAATATCAAAGTTGCAGGAGCCAATCCAAGATTATTTAACAGCACTAAATACACCAGCGGATATAGAGCTGAAAGATTTCAATTATGGCGGACCATTTGATATTATGATCGATGATACCAAATATCGAATAACAAATGATGGTATTGGTCTGAAATATGCAAAATTCAAGTCACGAGATACAATGGATATGTCAATATACTTAAACGAAAATGACGAAATGTATGAGATATTCAGCAGCGCCATAAGATTGCATGCCACCAAAATGACATATAAAGTGAATTACATCAACAACATGATGGTATTTTTCGCTTCAAAATCAAAGACAAATAATTATCTATTGTTCTGGATAATCTTCTTATTCACTCCAATAGCACAAGGTGGTGCAGGTATGTTATATCTCGAACAACAAGTTATATCTGGCCATAGTGATTCAAAAAGTAAATGGCTGGAGGGGACAATGAAGATACTCAATCTATTTAATCTCGATGAAAAAGATAGGAAATGGTTTATAGGCTTTACATTGAAGACTTATAATCATACTTATTACAAACCAAATTTGAATACAATAATTGCTCATAGGTTTCCACCTCATAAAACAGTAATGACATATCATGATCATTTGAAAGCTTCAATTTTGAGTAATCTGGAACCTGCACATGGTAAAATCAAGAACACCACAATCATCAATTATATGCGAAAATATAAAGACAGAGATGCTGTAACTAAAGAATTAATATCGATATTTGCAAATAGATTCTCTTACAGGATTGCAAGGAAATTTTTTGATGAGTCACATGTACAATTAATTGATACTTTTTTGAGTAAAGTTGACAATAGTTCAACAATATTGAAAATGGAATTGGATAAA